CAGGGATTTTCGGTTGTGGGCGACGCCTTCACTGATGTCTATGTGAAGATCAACCCCGGCTACCATAGCTTCACCAACGCCGTTGGTCTGTAAGGAGTATTGAAAAATGGCAATTTCACGCGCACAACTGCTCAAAGAGCTGCTCCCAGGCTTGAACGCCCTGTTTGGTATGGAGTACGCCCGCTACGGCGAAGAGCACAAGGAAATCTACGAGACCGAGAAATCGGAGCGTAGCTTTGAAGAAGAGACCAAGCTGGCTGGCTTCTCTGCTGCACCTGTCAAGAACGAGGGCTCTGCCATCGCTTACGACAACGCACAGGAAGCGTTTACCGCCCGCTACACCCACGAGACCATTGCTCTGGGCTTCTCGATCACCGAAGAGGCGGTTGAGGACAACCTGTACGACAGCCTGTCTGCTCGTTACACCAAAGCGCTGGCCCGTGCGATGTCCTACACCAAGCAGGTCAAAGGTGCAGCCGTCATCAACAACGGCTTCAACGGCGCGTTCCTCGGGGGTGACGGCGTTACCTTGTTTGGCAACAACAGCTCCAACACTCGTGTTGGCCACCCGCTCGTTGGCGGTGGCGTCAATTTCAACAGCCCGACCACTGGTGTTGATTTGAACGAGACCGCTCTGGAAAACGCTGTGATTCAAATCGCTGCGTGGACCGACGAGCGTGGCCTGCTGATCGCTGCTAAGCCTCGCAAGATGGTGATCCCCCCGAGCCTGATGTTCGTTGCCAAGCGTCTGCTTGACACCGAGCTGCGGGTTGCAACTGCTGATAACGACATCAACGCGATCAAGCAGATGGGCGCGATTCCCGAGGGCTACACCGTCAACCACTTCTTGACCGATCCAAACGCATGGTTCTTGACCACCGACGTTCCGAACGGTATGAAGCACTTCGAGCGTATGCCCCTGGCAAACTCGATGGATGGAGACTTCGATACCGGCAACGTGCGTTACAAGGCCCGTGAGCGTTACAGCTTCGGCTGGTCGGATCCGCTCGGAATGTGGGGATCGTCAGGTTCGACCTGATAAGTCCTTGATTCTTAAGGCAAAAAGGGGGCTTTGGCCCCCTTTTTATTTGTTGTCTGTGTTATTGGTTAATCTTATGGTACACTGGGGTTGATCACGGGGCGTTGCCTGTGTCTAAGTCAAGGAGTACGTATGGCCCGAGGTATTTACAAGATCATCAACATCGTCAACAACAAGTTTTACGTCGGCAGCGCCGTAGACTTAAAGCGCCGCAAGACGCGGCATTTTTCGGAGTTGCGTACCGGCAAGCACAACAACCGCCATCTGCAAGCTGCTTGGGTTAAGTATGGGGAGCAGGCGTTCATCTTTGTTGTAGTGGAAGAACTGTCACAGGAGGCCGATCTGCTTGCCGCAGAGAACGTGTGGCTCAAGGAGCACGTAGGTAAAGACTACTGTTACAACTTGGGGGTTGATGCCACAGCCCCCATGCTGGGTGTCGGTGGGGAGGCAAGCCCGACCTGGGGGTATAAGCACACAGGAAGAGCACTGCAAAAAATCGGCGCTGCCTCCAAAACCCGCGTTCAGACATTTGAGGAAAAAGCCAAGCGCAGGGCCACCATGCGCGGCAAACCTCAACCCGCCACAGTCCGCGCCAAAATCTCCGCCGCCCTGTCCGGGGAAGGCAACTTCTGGTACGGCAAAAGACGGCCTGATCACGGAGCCAAGGTCAGCAAGGCGGTAGAGGTGACAGACATCGCAGGAAACGCCACGGCGTACCCCAGTATTGCTGCGCTGCGGGAGGCACTGAAACTCAAACCACCAACCGTGAACCGGGCACTGAAATCCGGAAAGCCGCTGATCCGTGGACCGATGAAGGGCTGGTCTTTCAAATATGTTGACATCCCTCCAAGCCCATGATACAAAGGAGCCATCCCGGGGTCCCCGGCGTTCTGACAGTCCCGGCTGACGACAAGCAGACAGAGCGCCCACAGTTAACTCGCTTGTGAGGATCAAATGGCTAACACCACCTTCAACGGCCCAGTTCGATCACAGAACGGCTTTCAAACCATCACCACCAACAGCACCACGGGCGCTGTTACGGTCAACTCTACCTTTGGCACCGATGTTGTCCTTGGCACGCAGTCGCTGTCTGGCGCGGGCGCGGTGGACATCACCAACGCTTTCACGGCGCTGACCACTACCGCCTCGTCGCAAGCGCTGACGCTGGCTGATGGTGTTGTGGGCGAGATCAAGATCATTGCGCACGTTGTTGATGGCGGCTCGGCTATCCTGACCCCTACGACTCGCCTCGGCGGCTACGCCACCATCGTCTTCACCAACGCAGGCGATACGGCAATGTTGATCTACACCTCGGCAGGCTGGGATATCGTCGCACTCAACGGCGCAACTACGACCTGATAGGAGCGCATCATGACGATGCAAACAGACGTTCTATCCGCTCATATAGAAGCTACGGGCACAATAGTGTCTGGGCGTTTCCGGTTGAAGGGGTATCAGTGCATATCGGGCGGAACGGCGGGCGATATTATTTTCAGGGATGGGGGAGCTTCTGGCACTATCCGTCTGCGATTTAATATTGGTACAGGTACGCAACCAATTGCACTACCCATTCCGGGGCAGGGGATTTTGTTTACGACGGATATACACGTCACTGTACCCGGCACGGCACCCAATGCAGCTAAAGTAACGGTGTTCTATGGCTAAGACCGCAGCATGGACTCGCAAGGAAGGCAAGAACCCCAAGGGCGGACTCAACGCCAAGGGGCGAGCCTCCTACAACAAGGCCAACCCAGGCAAGCCTGGGCTCAAGCCCCCACAGCCCGAGGGCGGCTCACGCCGAGACTCTTTCTGCGCCCGCATGGAAGGCATGAAGAAGAAGCTGACCGGCGAGAAGGCAAAGAAAGACCCGAACAGTCGCATCAACAAAAGCTTGAGAGCTTGGAATTGCTGACATGAGCCAGAACCACGACACAGTCAAAAATGTGCTGGACATTGTTTCGGTGGTTGCAACCATTGGCTCGTTCCTGCAATTGCTCACGCCGGTATTTGGCTTGATCGGTGCGATCTGGACGCTGATGCGTATCGCGGAGATGGTTTCCGGCAAGACGTTTGCGGAGTTGATCCGCCGAAAGAAAGCAGATGCCGAGCAAAAGTAAGGCACAGCACAACTTGATGGCGATGGTGGCCAACAACCCCGTTGCCGCCAAGCGAGTAGGAATCCCAAAATCTGTCGGTCAAGAATTTTTGAAGGCAGACAAGGGTAAGCGGTTTGGGCCTGGGAGCCGCGCAGATGCGCAGGTGATCAACAGGCCCAAAACCAACCAGGGTAAGCAAGAACTTTTTTCACGAGGTGGCGAAATGAAAGACATGAAGAAAATGGCCAACGGCGGCATCACCAAGGCCAAGATGGGTGCTGTGCGCACCGCTGCTCCCAGCCGCGACGGTCTGGCTGCCAAGGGTAAGACCAAAGGCACGCAAGTCAAGATGTCTGGCAGCAAGCCCCTGGGCATGAAGATGGGCGGTCGCACCTGCTGATAGGAGCCCATCATGGCAAAACGTAGTCGGGGGCGTGACCTCGCGGCTTTGGCTGCTCTTGGTGCGCTTGCGTCTCATAGGGTCGTGGATTTGTCGCCACTACCAAGCTACCCGCTTAGCGACCCAAACAGCGAAAAAGATTTTTCTCGGCGGTTGGCAAGAAAACCCCTTGTTACGGACGAGGAACAGGCGGAGATGTTCAAAGGCATTCCCGGGGTGCGCAGCGAAACCGGAGTGCCTGTTCGTTCGGGTGCCGGGCTGCTGCAAACGCAAACCCGCAAAAAAGGCGGAGCCGTCAAAGGTTGGGGTGCGGCTCGGGGCGCACGAAAGGCTAAGGTGTACTGACATGAGACCGAGTCGTGGCATGGGCGCCATCATGCCCTCCAAAATGCCCGGTGGGGTCAAGAAGCCCCGCCGTGACGACACGGACTTCACGCAGTACGCCGAGGGCGGCAAGGTCAACGCGGCGGGCAACTACACCAAGCCGGAGCTGCGCAAGCGCATCGTGAGCCAAGTCAAGGCGGCGGCAACGCACGGTACAGGCGCAGGCCGTTGGTCGGCCCGTAAAGCCCAGCTTGTGGCCAAGAAGTACAAGGCTGCCGGAGGTGGGTATCGTGATTAAACACACAGAAGACTGCGCCGTACACGAAGACGGTCCTTGCACATGCGGCACAGAAGAGGCGCTTGAAGAGTTGGCATTTGAAGATGCTGGCTTGACGGCAGAGGATTTTGAATGAAAGACCTGCAGCAGTCGCTCAAGGATTGGGGTGCCCAGAAGT